GCATCAGGAAATTCAAGTTTAATTAAATGTATGATTAGGAAAATGTAAATATGTCAAAATCAATAATAACAGCCTCACAAATAAGTGGTTCTTTAGTAGGAACAGGTTCATTTGGTAGAGTTCACACAGACGGAACAATTAAATCAGATAATAGATTAGAAATAGGAAGTAATTCAAACTTTTTAACTACACAATTAAAAGTTGGAGACGGAACAAGAGACATTAGATTAAATGCAAATCATAGTTCTAATGCAGTGGTCGGTACCGTAGGAGCACACAATTTCAACATAATGACCGGTAATACATTTAGAGTAAACATTGATGGAGATAATCTTGGTGGTATGGGTATCGGTATGGATGCCAAAGGTGATGAAAAATTAGTGGTAGCAGGAGATACCGGAATAACAGGTTCACTGCATGTTTCCGGTAATATTACAACTTCCGGTTCTATTATTGCAAAAGAATTTAGAACTGAATTAGTTAATCAAATTATTGCAACTTCATCTGGTTCTACATCATTTGGTGATGATAAAGATGATATTCACAGATTTACCGGTTCTATACAGATAACAGCTTCCAACGCATTAACAACACAAGGGCCAATCACAATAGACGGAGACCCTTATTCAATTATAAATTTAAACGGAACCGCAGAAACATTTTTAGAAAAAGACGCAGGAACAACATTTTTTATTGCAAATAATGTTTCAGACCAAGACATTAAATTTAGAGTTTTAGATGGCAGCAGTCAAGTTACGGCTATCCACATTGATACAAGTGAAACAGGTAGAGTTAAATTACCAAATGATAATCAAAGATTAACTCTCGGAGAAGGTGATGACTTACAACTATCACACGAAAGCAACAATAATTATATTGCTACTTATAGTGGAAATTTAATTTTAGAGCAAAATACAAACGATGCAGATATTATTTTTAATTGTGATGACGGAAGTGGTGGAGTAACTGCATACTTAGCATTAGACGGAAGCACTACTGAAATAGCAGTATCTAAAAATATGATATTTGGAGATGATGTTAAAGCAAGATTTGGTGCAGATGATGATTTAGATATTTATTGGGACGGAAGTAATAGTTACATTGAAAACAATAATGAACATTTAATCATTGTTAATAATGAAAACGACCACGACATTTATTTAAAATCTGATAATGGTTCTGGTGGAACAACGAATTACATAACTTTAGATGGTTCAACAGCAAAATTAATATTACAAAGACCTACATTTATAGGAACTCATTTCGGAGAAGCAGATTCACAACTGCATGTATCTGAAAGTTTTATGGAAGCTCATATTGGTAGTGGTTCTTTAATGACGGTATTTGAAACCAAAGGAACTTCTAGTAATCCAGATTTTAAAATCGTAGATAAAGATAATAACAACGCAAGAGCCGCTTTACAAGTTCAAGGTAATGCTGGAGCTATTGAATGTTTATTCGTTGCGTCAGCAGGAAATGTTGGGGTCGGCACAACATCACCAGGAGCAAAATTAGAAGTAATTGGAGATGTTAGTGCTTCATTAACTTCAACTGGTTCATTCGGAGCTCTTGCCGTAGGAATTAGTTCACCATTAGGACATTTACACATCAATACAGAAACTGCACAAGCAACTATTGGTTATATTGATGGAGAATCATCTCAAGATAAAGTATTACTTTTTAGACATTATGGAAATAGTGAAGCGGCAGGTCACTTACAATATGCAGGATTCATTGGTTCAGTTGTAGATAATGTTTTAACATTAGGACATTATGATAATAGTGCTTCAGAAATTCAAGCATTAAATATTGCAGAAGATGGAGATGTTGGTATCGGCACCACATCACCAGATACAAGTTTAGATGTTAGAGCTTCAGGTGTTCAAGGAATAGTAATTAATCAAGATGAAGCAAACGCCGATATATCATCAAGATTATTTTTCAAAGAACAAAATTCTACCATTGCATTATACAATACCGGAGATACATTTAGTTTTAGAACCGGTGCAACTATTGGTTCAACAAGCGGAACTGAAAGAGCAACAATTAATTCTAATGGACAAGTTTTAGCAACAGAATTTGTAGGTAATAGTGATGCAAATACCGGTTTAAGAGTTGCTGGTAGTGATGCTTTAAGTTTAAAAACCGGTGGAACAACTGCTTTATCAATTGATAGTTCTCAAGACACAACACTTGCTGGAAATCTTTTTACAACTTCAACAAGTAATGACACAGGTTCAATTATAGTTCTAGCCGCTGATGCAGAAGCTGTCTTAACAACAAGAAATGATAGTGCTACCGGAGACCCACATCAATTTTTAATAAAACACAAAGGTGGTGGAACTATTTTACAAAATTTAAGAGGTGATATAGAAGTATCATCATCATTACATATGGGTGGTGGACATCCACAAATACAACTCGCGGCTAATCATAGCACTGACAAAATAAGATTATACGCGGGTGGTAATGAAAAAATCGGAACAGCTGCTAATACAATCGTTTATACTGCAGATAATCACGATTTTAGAGATACAGCTGGACACGATAATCTTCAAATTGGTAGTGGTGAAGTTGTTGTAAATGAAGATAGTGAAGATGTAGATTTCAGAGTAGAGTCTAATGCTTCTACACATTTATTATTTTGTAATGGTGGAACAAGTAGAGTTGGAATTGGAACTGGAAGCCCAGGTAGTTTATTAGAAGTTCACGGTGATATAAGTGCATCAGTAAGTGCAACTGGTTCATTTGGAGCATTAAGAGTTGAGTCCAAACCAAACGGAACAACCGTTGAAACAGACGACTTTGGTTTAACCATTACTGGTCAAGTTGGATACTATCCTTTAACCGTACAAAGTCCTTATGAAACAGCCGCAAGATTCTTATCAACAGACGGAACAGCAAATATAGAAATCGGAGATAATTCTTCTACAGCAAACCACAATAGAATTCAAGTGGTTGGTAATGTAATGGAACTTGTTGCAGCTAATTCAAAAAGAGTTGAATTATCATCAGGTGCTATTGTGTTTAACCAAGATAGTGATGATGTAGATTTCAGAGTAGAAACAAATGGTAATACTCATACAATATTCGCAGAAGGTTCAACTGATAGAGTAGCCATTGGACACGACGACCCTGATACATTGTTTCATATTGCAGATAATCCAGTAGTGATGAAAATGGAAAGAGCTGGAACGAGAGCTATGAGATTTGGTGTTCCTGACAATAGTTCAAATTTTGTTTTCGCTGATTCAGATGATTTAAAATCTAGTCAAAGAATGGTTATTGATAATTCTGGATTAGTTGGTATAGGAACTACAGCACCTTATGAAAGACTATATGTAGAGTGTGAAGATGTAAATTCACCTGGTATTGTTTCAAATCCAGCCGCTACAAACGGAGCAATAGCTTATGCAATTGGTTATGGAGATTCCAATAGAGATTATTTAAATACTTGGGGTATGTCGTATTCAGCAGGAGCTACAGTATTTGGATACGGATTGAAACCACATTCAGGTTCTGACGAGACATTTGTTAATTCCGCAGATAATTCAAACTTCACAAGAGGTGCATTGTATATGGACAATGAATTAAGATTCTATAATGCTGGAGCTGTTCAAGGAACAATCGACACCACAATATCAACAACTCAAAGATTTTATCTTGATGCGTCCGGAGATTTAGAAATAACAGGTGATTATACAAGTGATACTGGTATTTTCCAATCTGATGATGCATCAACTAATTTAAAATTAAGACGAGGAACGAATGATGATGATATAATTGAAATTGAAGCATCAGAAACAAAGATTTATGGAGATGCATCAGAAAGATGTGCAATTGGTAGTTTTGGATATAGAAATAGTGTAGACGGAAGTGCATCAACTCCATCTTATAGTTTCACTAACGATACAAATTCTGGTATGTTTAGAGTATCTTCAGATGTGGTAGGTATTGCAGCGGCTGGTAATTCAAGATTTACGGTAAAAGGTAATGGAATTAAAGCACCAGGTGGCTCATTAGGAGTAAATACCGACCCTAATTCAACAGATGGTATGATTCACGCTACAAACGACATTGTTGCTTTTTCATCAGATAAAAGATTAAAAGAAAATATTCGTCCAATAGAAAACGCTTTAGACAAAATAGATAAGTTATCTGGTTTTGTTTATAATTGGAACGAAAAAGCAAATAAAGAAGCCGGTTATGATATGAACAAAGATTATGTTGGTGTATTTGCACAAGATGTAGAAAAAGTTCAACCTGAAGCCGTAGAGTTAGCTCCATTTGATAATGATAGTGATGACAACTCTATATCTGGTGAAAATTATTTAACGGTTCAATATGAAAAATTAGTTCCATTGTTAATAGAATCTATCAAAGAATTAAAACAAGAAATTAAGGAACTTAAAAAACAATGACAATCACAGGTTCAGGGGAAATCGGTATAAGTGACATAAATACCGAGTTCGGTAGAACATCAACTACTGCAAATACAAGTTTATCAGATTTATCAGACGGAACCGTTGCAACAATCAATACTGGTAATGATTCAGATGATAGACCTGATGGTTCTACACCGCATGCAATGTCTGAATTTTATTCTTATGACCACGATTTAGTAGTTAATGCAACTTTTGGTGATTGGGTTGGTAGTTTTTCAAGTGGTAATACAATTCGTATGATAGGTTCAGTAGGTGGTAGTGATGTTATATCAGGAGCTTACCAACTTCCTATAACAGGTTCTAGTGGAGCATTATTATGTGGTAGGTCAAATTCCTCAGGTGATTCATTAGATGCAACTCTTAAAGTAGCAGTAAACGCAAAAGACTTAGGAACTGCTGGTGACCCTGGAACTGGTGGAACTGATAATTCAGCAGGTGGTTTTCAAACTTTATTCAATACATCAAGTAGCTTCAATGACGGAATATCAGATTTAAGTGGTGATAAAGTTTTACATTTTAGATGGTTATTAGACCCACACCCAGCTAAATCTGACGCATCAACGGTAAATTTTCACATAACAAACAACGGAACTTCTAATAGTTTTGTAGATATATTTTGTAGTGTTGCATCATTTGGTGGATTATGTTTACACGAGTCCATACCGGTTAACACACCAGACGGATACAAATTATTTAATGAATTAAGTGTTGGTGATATAGTTTATTCACATAATTTAAAAACAAATCAAATTGAAGAAACAGAAATCGGAACAATAGAATCACCGGTTCACGATAATCTATACAAAGTTAACGATTTAATCATAACAGACGACCACCCTATATTTAATGATGCCGGTGAATTACTTTCTATCAAACCAGAATTATCATTGAAAAACTATGATATCAAAACAAAAGAATTAAAAGTTGGTGTTAAATTAAAAACAATAGACAATGGTGATTATGAAGTAAAGAATATTGAAAGATATGAAGGTGAACATTTAACCTATACATTACTAACAGAAAATTCAAACTTCTATGCGGGTGGTGTTTTAGCACATTCTGAGGTAAAAGCATCAATGGAAGTAATACCAAAATAAAATTGAATAATAAAAAACAAACTGATATTTATTAACATATGACTTGGATAGTAGTAAAACAATATTTTTTAACAGGTTCACAAGACCCTAGTTGGGCTACCAAACAACAATTTTGGAGTCAACTAAGTGGTTCTGGTGATACCCAAACTTTTTCGTATGAAAACGAAACAGACGCCTGGGAAAAAGCAATTGAACTACAAAATGAAGATTCGTCAGGTCGTAGATACAGAGCAGTAAAACTATAAAGGAGTTACAATGGCTGAAGAAACAAAACTAAAAAGTCAAATGAGTGAAGGTGATGCAGTAAAATTTACTGATGAAGAACTTCAATCATTACAAGGGTTACAAAATACTTACGCAAGTATTTCAACTCAATTTGGTCAATTAAAAGTTAGTAGAATGAATTTAGAAAGACAATTAGATTCATTGATACTATCAGAAGAAAATTTAGAAAACGCTTGGGAAGACAATCGTAAAAAAGAAGCTGAATTAGTTCAATCTCTAACTGAAAAATATGGCCCAGGTTCTTTAAATACTGAAACAGGAGAATATACACCTGTTAAGTCTGAAGAAACTGATAACAACTAAAAAAATTAGTATCATATAACACTTTTGAGATTTTAAGCTGATATTTATTATTAGTTTTAATTTCAACCAATCGGAGAAAAATAATGGCAGAAAGAATCGTTAGCCCTGGTGTATTTACACGAGAAAAAGACCTATCTTTCTTACCACAAGGAATTTCTGAAATTGGTGCGGCGTTAATTGGGCCTACACAAAAAGGCCCTGCTTTTACACCGACACAAATCAGTAATTTTAGTGAGTTTGAAGAAATATTTGGAACTTTAGATTCTCGTTTTTATGTCCCTTACACGGCTAAACAATACTTAAAATCTGCTGGTTCAGTAACAATTGTTAGAGTCCTTGCAATTGGTGGTTATCAAGCTAACAACATTAACATTTTCGTTTCAGGTTCAACTGCAAGCACTGCAGAATCTTACCTACACGAAAAATTGTTGTCAGTTTTAGCACCAACAAGACTTGCAAAAGATGTAGTTGTGCTTTCAGGTTCACTAAAAACCATTGAAAATGTAACAGGTTCACTTAAATTAGCTGTAACTTCATCAACTGGTAATTTAGAGAAATCAATTTCTTTTAATACTTCCAGTGCACTTTACATTGATAAAGTTTTAACTAATGACCCACAAAACAATTCAGAACCGGTATATTTGTATAAAAACTTTAAATCATTTCACGGAGATTTAATCAACAAACTAACAGGTAGTTTTGCATCCGCTTCCCACGAAACAAATGGATTAAATTTGTCAACTGGAGCAACCGGATTCAATGATGACGGAACAGCGACTACTTGGACAGGTAATGCTAATTACCAGTATGCAAGAACACCTTTCATACAATCACAAACTATTGGTGGAACAAGGTCTAACTTGTTTAGAGTTTACACTCGTTCACACGGAAGTAATGTAAATCAACACTTCAAAATCAACATTTTAAATGTTCAAGATGCTGGTAGTGTTGCTGGTTCTGATTACGGAACTTTCTCATTACAAGTGCGTTCAGTAAACTTTAACAATGATTCAACAAGACCTGACAACGACACCGTAATGGAACAATTTGACAATTTATCATTTGACCCAAGTTCAACAAATTATTTCGCAAGAGTAATTGGTGATAGATTTGTAGAAATAGATTCAAATGGTAAACTAACTTTTTATGGTGATTATCCAAACAAAAGTAAACACATCAGAGTAGGAGATTTCAAAGAATTAGAAACTTTCCCAACTACTGTTGTTCCTTTTGGATTTAACAAAGTATATGTTCCTTTCCTTTCAACAGATATTGGAGCAACACAAATAGTAACTGCATCATTTAAATCAAACCAAAGTTCATCAGTAGCAGACTTTGACCAAAATACATTTTATGGGTTTGACTTTAGTAATCTTAATAATAGAGAATACTTATCACCAATCCCAGCAACTGCCGCACAAGGTAATAATGTAACAATGTCATTGGAAAATATGTTAGGTTCTGACGGAGCTTCAGCAGTAGCAACAACTTTTGCAGACCAAACAGAATTGATAACACTTTCTAATTCAGCAATAGAACAAAGAAAGTTTACAATTCCTTTCCAATGGGGATTTGACGGACAAAATCCAGCAGTTCATTATGCTGTTGGAACAGATATTGGAGACAACACACAAGGATTTGATTTATCAAGTTCTAGCACAAGTGGTTCAATAGTTTTCAAGAGAGCTATTAACGCAGTATCTAATCCAGATGAGTTTGATATCAATATGATGGTATTACCAGGTGTTATTCACGGAACACACACAAATGTTACTAATCACGCAATTGATAAAGTAGAAGATAGAGCAGATACTTTCCTTGTTCTTGACGCTGCGAAATACAATGATTCAGTAACTACTGTGATTGACAATGTAAAAGCATTAGATTCAAACTTCGTAGCAACTTATTACCCGTGGGTAAAAGTCATAGACGAAAACACAAACAGACCAACTTGGGTGCCACCTTCAGTTGTTTTACCTGGTGTCATTGCATTCAATGACGAGGTAGCCTTTGAATGGTTCGCTCCAGCAGGTCTAAATCGTGGTGGTTTAACAGATGTTGTTGAAGCACAAACAAGACTAACTCATAGTGAAAGAGATAAGTTGTATGAAAATAGAGTTAACCCAATCGCTACTTTCCCTGGACAGGGTGTAGTGGTGTTTGGTCAAAAAACTCTACAAGGAAAACCAAGTGCATTAGACAGAGTAAATGTAAGAAGATTGTTAATTTCATTAAAGAAATTTATCGCATCAACTTCTCGTTTCTTAGTATTTGAACAGAACACAACAGCAACAAGAAATCGTTTCTTAAATGTTGTTAATCCTTTCTTAGAAGATGTTCAGTCAAATAGTGGTTTAAGTGCATTTAGAGTGGTTATGGATGATACAAATAACACTCCTGACGAAATCGACAGAAATCGTCTAATAGGACAGATATTTATTCAACCAACAAGAACAGCTGAGTTTATCGTATTAGACTTTGTAGTTCAACCAACAGGTGCAACATTCCCTGAATAATAGTTAATAACTGAAAAAGACCC